GGAATACTCCCTCAATATACATTGACTTCTTGCCGTTCTTTTGTTCGACAATAAATTCTACTGACTCTACTTCTTCTCTAATCAGTTTCATCCGTTTGCACCCTTACTTGATTGTACTTGTTGGTAATGAAGTGTTCCAGATCCAGTTCCCAATGCTGCAACCATAAAGGAACCTCTCAATTCTGCAGAATTGGTTGGTGTAAGTGCAGCAGGATTTCCTGAACTTGAATCATGATTTACAACAATTCTTGTGCTATAAAATCCATCAACACCGGCAGTATTATTAATTGAAGAAACAATTTTATGAGTAAAATTGTAATCAGTTTGTCCAGTTACAGTAAGAGATACTGCATCACCAACCTGAAATGGGGATCCAGTTCCCTCAGGAAAATCAATAGTGGTTGTTGCTCCTGTAGTAATACCAATTACTTTTTGATTTCTACAAGCACCTAAAGTAATAACTTCTGATTCGCCACTAGCAATAAAATAATTAGCAGTTGTTGCTGTAGGTAAAGTACCAATGGCAACATGTGCTCCAGCACCAACAGCAACAACTCTCAAAGCATCTGTTTTATGTGCCGTTGTATTAAGACCTCTACTAGAAGATGATCCATTTATGGGAAGTGCTGAATTAATACCGACCGGATTATGCGCCATTATTCTTTATAGTTCATTTTTATAATAGTTATTTATAATCACTCTTCTTCATCTGCTTCTACTTCAGTTTCAACTTCAATCTGATCTTCACCAGAGAAAACTGAATTAGCTACTAAAGGACGGAACGCATCAACTCTCTCAGATGACTTTGCATAAAGAACGTCTTTAAGTGCATCACTGATTTGAGATGGTGACTCATCCGCAATAATCATATCTAAAAGGTCATCCATTTAATTGTATAGTAAACAACTAGATATATTTATATTTCCCCACCTTTGGGCATTTCTGGTGCTTCGGTTGAAGACCCGTCAATGTCAGGTTCCATTTGTGGTTTTCCTAAGTCTGTGCTTGCTTCCGTCTCAAAAGGCAATCCGGTTGCAGGGTCAATCGTTGCAGGATCTGGAATAATTCCATCCTTAATTTCTTTTTTGATAATTGCATCCTGCTCTACAATTTCTATATCAGTTTGACGCAAGATCTTACGTCTAATATAATCTTGTGAATAGTATTTACCAACATATGGTTCTGCAGTTGCAACAAGAGCAAGTCTCTCATTCATCAATTCTGCATCTTTCAGTTCTGAGAAATGATTGTCATACAAGAAATCATACTGAATATGCTCACTCATAATCTCCCAATCTTCAGGAGTAATTACATTCTTTAGGATCAATTGGGTCTTCAGCATGTCATTAAACATGTTGGAGAATCTTTTTCTTAAACGAGAAACAAACTTGGTAAACTTGAGTTCATCTCTTAAGATCTCAGAAGATCTCCCCAAGTTAAACCCACCTTCTCCATCCATTCGTGATGGTGGGACGTTAAGCGAACGGTAGAGTTTCTTTTTAAAATATTCAATATCAGTGATTTCACCCAAGTTTTGTCCGCCAGGGAGAGTGGAGATTTCGGTTCCTCTTCCACCCTCACGCCTAGGAAGCCAGAAGTCTTCAAGCATTGCCATGTACTTTTTGTCATCACGAATCTCTCCAGTGTTTGCATCATACACAAGTTTGTTACGATAACGCATCATAACATCACGCAAATATTGTTCTGCTTTTTGCTTGGGCAGATTACCAACATCAATGTAGAAAATTCTACGCTCTGGTGCTCTCGATAGTCTATAGATTACAAGACTATCCTCAATCATTCTTAGTTGATTGAGTGATTTGATTGATTTGTGGAGATATGAAAGAGTTGTTCCTTTATTTCTATCTACAAGACCAGAAGTGCAATATGTAATTGCATCTCTTGCAATTTTAATTCCTTGATTTGAACTAGACTGCATAGGGTTTCCACCATATGAAGACTTAGGATTATAGATAAAATATTCTTCAATCTCTGGGAAATCATAATCCATAGGATTTGGATCCCTAGTATTAACTAATCTATTATTTCTACCGTCATTGGGTTTTTTCTTTTGTTGTCTTATATAACGCATTTTCATTGCGTCAATATATCTTAATTCTTGAATACCCTCTTCAGGGTTTTTCATATCGATAATTTTATGATAATAAATCCTACCATCAATATACCAGTTACGATAAATCTCATGCGCTTTCTTATCAAAATCCAATAAATCTAAAATATATTTAAACTCTTTTCTAATCTTAGATTTAATACCATCACTAGCATTAAGATTTGAAAGTTCTATTTCTACAGGACTATCATTAGAATCAGATACTACTGCTTCATTTACAATATCTTCAATTGCACTGTCTGCTTCTGGATGAAGAGACATTTCACGATATCGTTTGATTAGATCAAACTCAGTTTTAAATACACCTTCAATATCAACATAAGAACCAAAAAAACCACTACTCGCATAGTGGTCAGACCCGTCCTCATTATTTGGAGGAACGGGACTGACTGCTGATGGTGAGAGTGGTTCGTTGTCCTCTATTGAGAACCCAAACAGTTTTGCCATTATTATATTGGAACTTTTATTCTAATCTATTTATTAGATCAAGCTCCTGGTGTATTTTCTCCACCACTTAGATTAGATGGTGCCCAATATTGTACTTGGAATTCTACGGTGAATTCTTCAATGGTGTCACCAGTATCATATGAAAGGTCAATTGCGCTGATATTGGTTGGGAAAATTCCGTAGAACTTATACTGCTTTGCATTTTCCAGTCCTTGACCATCTTTTGCACTAAGTGCAGTTGCTGATCTAGCAAACTGAAGAACTTCAGCATCAACTTGATATGAACCTGGATCAGTTGCACCAGAACCATCAGCATACTGACCAACAAATTGCATCCATGCTTCCATGGCAGTGCGAATTTTAAAGTCATTATCATTGATGACTGTTACAGTCCAGGTATCAAATGTACGGTCTCCAGCAACCTTAAAGATTCTTCCTCTGAAGGGAACATCGATTGAAGCGATGTTGGATGCAGGCAACTGAGCAGCCTTACAGAGTACTGAAAACTCATCTGAATCATAATCAGCTCCACCAGGAAAACTAGTTAAGTTTACTTGGAATAGATTAGGGCGTGCGCCGCCGCCCTTCAGAGTTGATTTAATTTTTTCGATTGAATGTGCCATTTTGTGATCCTCCTTTTGTTATTTAGATGATATTATCAAACTCTACCAGTTACTTCCTCAAAACTGATGCCCGTTCTAGTGGCAACAAATGTGAGGGTAACATAGTTGATTGACTTGGCAGGCTTCAGGAAGATGTCTGCTCTAAACTCATTATTATCAATAACGTCAGGAGTATTATTCGTGGTGTCGCAGATAACAGCGAATCCATAAAGACCTCGCTTTGCCTGGACATCGCGAAGGTATGGTTCAACAATGTTTCTAAAGTTTGCTCTCGTCAACTCATCATTGAGTTCAAAGAGTTGTGCTTCTGCTGCTTTCTGTAGTGCTTGCTCAATTGTAAGGAACAGGCGACGAACATTGATTCTATCAAATGCAGATGCATATCCAAGAGCAGTCTTATCACCAAAGAGAAGTGTTCCAAGACCAGATTGTGTGATGAAGGAATTAATTCTAGCAGGATAGAGACGATCTCTTTGTGCTTTATTTGGATTGAATGCAAGTTTGACTGCATTATTGATAATACCACGCTGTTGACCAGCAGGTGAGAACCAAGGATATGCCACCATGTTTGTGCGGTGCATTAGACCAGCAACGTCCGGGTTCGTTGGAACATAACGGAATTCGTTGTTAAATCTATCATATTGATACTTGTATCCACTATCAAATACCGCATAAGAGGAAGATGCGAGTGAACTAAAGTAGTTGATCAGATTATCAGTTTGAGTGTTTGTGTTGGTAAGTCCAACCAAGTCGGTTCTGTGTGGTCCTACAGTTGCAACACAATCCTTTCTGTCATTCGCAAGAGAGATTACATAATTTGCTTTTGCCTGAGATTCTGCTTGGGTAGCACATCCAGGACCCATGATCATGTAATCAACTTGAATTTCATCTTTGTTTGCAAAGAATCCATATGCCGTGATGAGACTTGAAAGTTCTGCCTTCATTCCACCAGTTGCGGAATAATCAACACCACCAGCAAAGGTGTAGTTTACATTACCCAGTGCAGAATAAGTAACTCCTTGTGCATCTAATCCCCAGAGACCGTCTCCAGTAGTTACTGGTGTAAATCCTGCAGAGAATCCAGTTGCTCTTGGAGTTGTCAGTTTAACAGTATCAAGTCCTTGTGATGGATTGTAACCTGCATAAACATTAGCAGAGTAGTCTGCAAGATAATCTTTGTAGAAAATTCTTTGAGGAGCATTTACGTTTGAAATTGCATCTCCTGCTTTAGAAAGATTGAGATGCTTTTCAATAATGTTTCCTTTGATTCCAGTAACGGAACCTTTATCATCTACAACTACAACGTGTAATCCATCATTCTTACCACTTCTATCAGTTGTATAGACGTTAGATATTGGTCTTGGTGCAATAGACTTCCAGAAAGTTGCTGCATTTGTCAGACCCAAAGTCTGTTGATCATACCAATCAACTTGACTTACTGGAGTATATCTAGTTGCATGAAGTCCTGTGCTATTAATACCAGCACTATTAACAAAGTCAAGAGGAACTGCTGTTCCAAATGATCTTGTTGTAGAACCTTCCTGATAGGTGATTGCAGTTTCTGTGGATCCACCACCAACTGTCTCTACGCGAGAAACAACTTTAACATCGATGGTGCTATTTCCACCAGTAGCATCAGTTGTTACTCCGGTAATAATTCCCTTAAGGAAACCAGTAAATCCAGTTGTTGATCCTGTTCCAGGAACTACTGCATTATTTAAAGCAGCAGTAACACCAAATCCAATTGTTGCACCTGTATTTCCAACATTAACTGTTGTAATTCCGATTACTTGGTCTGCAAGATCATCGATGACACAAACCTTTAGTCCATCTGCCCACTTACCTGGGTTCTTTGCAGCATAGGTAAAGTTAGTAGCAGATTTATAATTCTGCTGATAGTCATCATAGTTTTTAATTTTCAGTGCAGTTGTCGAAGCAACACTTACACCAGCATTCGAGTTGTTGAGGTTAGTATCATCTGCTCTTACTACTTTGAGAATTCCTCCATAAGAAAGGTAATTCGCAGCACTCATCCAATACTCATACTGAGTATCAGTTGAAAGTGGCTTACCAAAGGTATTGATAAGTTCTTGTTCTGTGGCAATATCAATTGGTTCTTCAACTGGTCCAATCTGGAAAGGTCCAGCAATTGCACCAATATTATCTAAGACATTATCAGCTCTTCCTACGGTTAGGTCAACCTCCCTGACTAATACGCCAGGAGATAATTGAGGAGTCGCCATGTTTTGATTCTCCGTGATCTCAGTTTAGAAATATTTATTAAAAAGGCACTTTTGATAGGGGAAACATGACGCGAACTACCAATCTGGATATTCCCATTCTTTAATTTTAGGTTTCTTTGTTTCCACAATTCTTTTTATAGTACAGTCTTTACATTCATATGAATATGATGAAGCGACAGGTCCTCTATCTTTTCTTGTTCTATAAAAACTTTCTACGAGATTTTTTACCTCTCCACAAGATCTACATTTTCTATCTTGTAATAAAAGATGTCCAAGTTTTATTTGACCATCTAGATCCATTATCTATATTCCCACATGAAAGATCTATCTCCATATTCATCTACCTTACGCCATGTGTCCCCTTCAGAATCTGTAAAACTGTCATCATCCAATCCATCATTCAAGAATCCAAATGGTGCCATGTCCTGTTCAATTTGATTTTTTTGCTCCTCATATAATCTTCTACGAACATCTTGATCAGTTAGTTCTTTGAAATAGTCCATCTGGACTAACCATGCATATATGACGAGACACATTGCCAAGTCATCATTACAACCTTCTTCAGCCTCAAATGAATTATGCTTTGAGATGAATGTCGTCAACTCAGAGATAATCTCATAATCATTAAAAATAAGTTTATCTTCTTCAATTAAAGTTTTGAGATTAAGTGATCCAACCTTCTTGACAGTTTTAGACATCTTAACTCCCAATTGAGTTTTCTTACCAGAAAATCCTTGTCCTACAATTTGACCTGCTCTACCTCTCATAGAACACATAAGAAGATTTTGATACTCAAGATCATACTGCAAAATACTCGCAACTTGATCACCAATATCATTAACTTCGCATAAGATATATGCACTATTATAATTTCTTGCTATCTCATAAATGATATTTGGAAACAACATTGGTTTGATATCATTATTTCTATACTTACAAACAATTTCATGTGGGAATTGTGTGATATCAACAACGACAAAAGCAGAGTAGTCTTCTCCAACTCCTCTAGCAACGTCAACTGTCATGACATAATCATGATTTTCTTCGGGTGCTTTATATACATCCAGTCCAGCACTTCTTTGAATTGGATTATCATAAATCAAAGTTCTCAATTTACTTGGAGCAATCAAAGTGTTGACTGATCCTAAAAACTCACATTCAAACTCAACTTTAAACTGTGCTTCTGAAGTATTTGAGATTGTTGTTTCTTTCCACTTGGAATCTCTACCAGGAACTTCAGACCAGTGAACATCAGTGGGAATATATTCACTCTTACCTTTCTCTGCATCATGCCACATACGGTAGAAGTGGTTCATACCATGTGGCGTTGATACAATGATTACTTTGGTGTTCTTACCAGAAGTAATAGTAGGATAAACAGATGCAAAGAACGAGTCTGCAACATGGTTTGGAACGAATGCAAATTCGTCGAGG